TCATTTCGAAAACTCAAGGTCGCGGTGCGGGAATGTATCGAAGATATTCAACGCGAAGACGTATCGAGGAATTGAGTCTGGCGCAACTTGGAGATCTGATTGTACGCATGTCTGCGATGAAGAAGGAGAAGGAATGAGCGAAGTCGTAGTGCTAAGTCTGACGAAAAAACAGAAACAGGATCTGGAGCCAATATTTGAGAGGCTATTGACTGAGGTCGCAAACGGGAATAGAGACGGGGCGCTATTTGGAATTATGTTTCAACCTTTCATAAAAGGACACATGCAGGCAGCATACGTTCCTGCCCCCATTGCTAAGAGCATTCAACGAATACTTAAACGCCACGGTTTCATAAAAGACCCAAAAGTTCAAGACGAAGTAAGCACCGTTTTCGTTGAGGTGGTGGACCAGCAGGAACAAACCGTCGATCAATCAAAGGGTTAAAGCTCTAAATATCTCAGCAACGAAAGAAACTAACGATACATGGCCGAATCCCCTGAATCTCCTGCGCTCGCAGAGTTAACAGTAAATGTAATTAAAACTCTTAAACAGCTTAATGAGTTCATGCTTTCCGAGCCTGATGGGAGACGCAGAGCCAAACTGCGGAAGGTGATCACCGAACTCGACGGCCTTAACGATGAAGCAATGCGTAGCGGTCTCCACTATGACGCGAGCCAAATTATTAAATTGAAAACCGGGCGCGCAAGAGCGGGCAGCACAGGGAAGCAGTCCCAACGACAAGGAGATCCAAGAGCCGCCCATCCTGGACTGCAAGCCGTGCGCGATTTAATTGGCCGCTATCCACACAAGGATGTCTGGGATTTGATTATCAGAATCACCGGCGCAGAGCTGAATCTTGAAAGAATGCGGGAGTGTTGGCTGGCGTGGCGTTCAAAGAATTATTCGCCGCTTAACTTAGCGTGGTTAACTGACTGGTATGTAAACGGTATTCCGGCCACACAACAACAACTGCGGTCGACCGTCAACTCAGATCGTAGCGCTAAAAACGGGCAACAAGTAGCAGCGGAGTTCCGCGATGAAGTCATCCACTAATAACTCAGGAGAAGTGAAAGCTCGGATTGTCGAGATGTTGACCGAGATCTCAGAGTTTTACCGCGGTGAAGTCGAAGCTAAAACCTACCGCGCGTATGCTCCTAAGTTATGCGACATCCCGCTTGATGTACTGAAAGAATCTCTTGATAAATGCGCCGATGAATTGCGGTTTTTTCCTGTTGTCGCGGAAATTAGAGAGCGCGCAGCGAGCATTCGCGCAGCTAAAGCAAGAGAACACCGAGACACTACTTGGGAGCGATTATCTGCGGCAGAGGTATGCCCTGATTGTTTTAGCACATCGACAAAATTGGTCCGCGACGAGAAAGGAAACGTAATTGCTGCCCAACCCTGTGAGCATTAACCGCATTCCGGGAAGCCGTCGATTTGTCGAAACGCATGGCATGAGCCGTTCACCTGAGTACGCCGCATGGGAGGACATGAAGCAACGTTGCGCGAACGCAAAGAAGTTCCCGAATCATGCGGGCCGGGGAATTCAAGTCTGCGATGAGTGGTTAGGGCAAGGCGGGTTTGAGCGTTTCTTTGGTCATGTTGGGCCACGGCCTAGCGAGAACCATTCGTTGGATCGCTATCCCAACAAGGACGGTAATTACGAGCCTGAAAACGTTCGCTGGGCTACGAGTGTTGAGCAGAACAATAACACGAGGCGGAACCGTTTGCTGGAATATAACGGCACAACGCTCTCCGTGGCGCAATGGCAGGCCCGATTGGGATGGCCGCGCCAAGTGATTTTGGGCCGACTTAATCGCGGCTGGTCCGTTGATGAGGCGCTCTCAACACCTCTAGGCGGAGCGCGGCAGAGGTTCATTAAGAAAATTGAGATTAGAGATAACCAAATTCTGACTTATATCCGTGAGTATATTGTAAAACACGGCTATTCTCCCCGGCTTCAAGAGATAGCAACCCACTGCGATTTTCCGTCTCGATGGTGTGTATGCGACTCGCTTAATCGGCTGGAACAAGAGGGTCTAATCAAGCGCAACAACAGAGCAGAGCGAAACATTGAAGTAATACGAAGTTAAATCGCGATGCGACGAAAACGCTACTACATAATCCCGCAAAGATACCCTGACGCTTGGGGAGTGCGCAGACTCAGTTTTGCGATCTATTGTGGAAGAACCTTTTTAGCTTATAGCTTTAGCTTGACTCGGGCGTGGCAGGCACTTCAACTGATTAAGAAGGGAATGCGCGGATGAGCATCTACTACCAGACAGATCGATTTGGCTTGTACGAAGGCGATTGCAGAGTTGAACTTCGTGGTCTGTCTGATTGCTCTGTTGATTCAGTTGTTTGCGATCCTCCCTATGAACTCGGATTTATGGGGAAGGGTTGGGATCGATCTGGAATCGCTTACGACGTTAACGTGTGGATGGAATGCTTACGAGTTCTTAAACCCGGCGGGCACCTATTGGCATTCGGAGGCTCACGAACTTATCACCGCTTAGCTTGTGCAATTGAAGATGCGGGATTTGAAATCAGGGATCAAATTCAGTGGCTTTACGCGACTGGATTTCCGAAGTCGCTAGATGTAAGCAAGGCGATCGACGCGGATGAAGGGGCTGAGCGTGAGATCGTTGGAGAGCGTAAGCATTCAGCGAATCAGAATATAGAAACATTCACAAATAACGGAAACTATAAAATAACCCATCCTGTTACCACCAACGCGCAAAAGTGGAACGGTTGGGGCACGGCCTTGAAACCTGCCCATGAGCCGATTGTGTTGGCCCGCAAGCCGTTGATCGGAACTGTCGCTGGAAACTTTTTACAGCACGGGACGGGCGGACTGAATATCGACGGATGCAGGATCGAAACGAACGGCGAAGATTTGGGCGATCCAAGCCGATTCCTTTCGAGTGATAGCAAACTCCACGAGGGTTGGCAGCGCCCGCACAAGAGTAACGGCGATCTGATGGCGGCTCGTGCTGATGAGCGTTTCGGGCGCACAGAGGAAAAGGGCCGCTGGCCAGCAAATGTGATTCACGATGGCTCAGATGAAGTAACGGCACTATTTCCTGAAAGCGACGGTCAGCAGGGAGATCTAAAGGGTCATAGTAAGGATAGATTATCAAAGGGCATATTCGGCGACATGAAAGCAGCGCGTGACGCAGTTGCGCGTCTCGACAGCGGATCTGCAGCAAGGTTCTTTTACTGCGCGAAGGCGAGTCAGGAAGATCGGAATGAAGGCTTAGAGAATCTTCCGATGCGCAGCGCGGGCGAAGTCACGGATCGTAAAGACGGAAGTGCGGGCTTGAATTCACCAAGAGCAGGAGCGGGGCGACATAGCGGATCGCGTAATCCACACCCGACAGTTAAACCAGTTGACTTGATGCGGTATCTATGCCGACTCGTTACACCTCCCGATGGCATAGTGCTCGACTGCTTCTGCGGTTCGGGAAGCACGGGTAAGGCAGCAATGCTGGAAGGCCTGAGGTTTATCGGAATCGAATTGAATGAGGAGTATTGCCAGTTGGCCCAACTAAGAATCGAAGCAGTTACGCGACAGGGTTTACTATTTACAGCAGCCGATTAGATCCAATGTCAGCAATCCCTGACACGCTACAACACAAGTCCCGCTGCATCCTCGGTGGAGAACTATTCGACTTCAATGAAGATCTAGGAGCAGTAGCAATAGGAAAAGGAGCAGCGTGTACGCCTTGTATGGATAGACTTTTCGCGGTGAACACTACGCCGCATCCAAATCCAGAGCGACCACAAGGAACATCAAAGAAGCGCAAGAAGCATGAACCGTTTAAGCACAAGAGAACGCGAAACAAATGAGTCTTAGACCATCGAGCTACGAATCGGCTAAAGCGTCTTACAGGCCAATGGCCCGCAAAGCTATGAAGCGTGGCACGAAGCAGATGGTGCGCTCACGCATAAAGAAGCATCGCGTCACTCCAGAAGAAACAACTTGGCGCAATGAAGTCTTAAAGAATTCAGGTTATCAATGTCAGTGGCTTTATGAGAATGGAGAGCGATGTCAGGTAACAGGCGAAAAGAATCTTGACGCGCATCATCGAAACAAACGCTCTCAACGTCCAGACCTAAAACTTGACATCAGCAACGGAGCCGCTCTCTGCCGTTTCCACCATCGTTTTACAGACTCTGTTTACGGCAGGATCAGAGCACTGAGACAAGGCATACTTGTGATCGAAACTTACGAGATCGTACAGAAGAGGAAGAGAGAAATAGAGTGAGAGTAGTATTGCCATGTGGTGCCGAAGCAAATGTATCGGAGAACGTTGCTCCCGAGACTTTGAAAGCGCTTAACGAAATGATGATCGCGGTTTCTAAGATGTACGTAGAAGACATCGCAAAAGAAGTTCTAAAAGAGATTGACTGTGGGAGTGCGGAGCCTGAGGCCGGGAGCTGACGCAACAGGGCGACCGGCCAAGGGTTTTGAACACGGGATGAAAAGAGGAAACGATATGAAACACCTTATGAGAGCGGCGGGAATGGTTGCGCCGAGCATTATCAATCCATTACAGCCGTCAGGCGAAGGCTGGACGTTGGTAGCAACGCCGCAAATGCCCGTACAGCCGAACGCCGTGGAGGTATGGAAGTATAAAGAAAAGTTCGTAGTGATCAGTTCGGTGGAAATGGCCGAAGCTGAAGGCGTAGATTCTCCGTTAGAACTTCATTACCACGTCAGCATAAGCGCCGCAGGGCGAAAGCGCGTTGACAGCAACGACGCAGCGTGGATTTTGTCGAGATTTGGGATGGACGGAGCTGAAGAGGATAACCACGTACCGCATGGGTTTGTTCGCAACTTCTGGAGACCGGTTAATGAGAACCGCATCGGCATAGAATGCGCCTGCAAAGAGAGCGAACCAGCCATCCGAGAAGATAAAGGGGACTTCGTCTGGAGACCGGTCTAAATGAGCCATCGATATGACGAGCAATGGCTCGCTAACTACACAGCAAAAAGAGAGACATCGCTAAACGGCTCGGCTTTAGCGCAGAATGCCTCTCCAGCGCTTCGGGTTGCGCGGTCCTACCGTTTCATTGTCTTTGGCGTTGCGCAGCCTGCTGGCAGCAAACAGGCGTACGTACCACTACATCCTAAGACCAAGGAGCCCTATAGAAACAAGAACGGCGGGATAGTAGTCAGCACCGTGGACGCAAACCCTAAGAGCGGTCCGTGGAAAAAGCACGTTGCTAAAGTAGCTCGTGAAGAATACGGCGGCCCTGTTTTCACCGGACCGATCAAGGTGACAATGCTTTTCTATCGTGAGCGCCCGAAGTCACACTTTACTTCTACGGGATTACTGAGCAAGTTAGGCAGAGAAACGCCTTATCCAATAACTAAACCTGATGCGACAAAGCTTTTACGAGGGACAGAAGATGCTCTAAAGGGAATATGTTGGGTCGATGATGCGCAAGTAGTAAAACCCTGCCCTGAAAAGCTTTGGGGCTCGCCACCAAGAGTTGAGATCGTAGTTGAGGAAATCCTGGTTGAAGATCCTGATGTTCAGCCCGCTTTATTTGTTGAGGAGGCTAAAGCACCGTGGGAGTAGAATTAACCGGAAGAGAACTAGATAAAGCCGTTGCGGAAGCGTTAGGGTTCAAGCCTTGTGTTGTTTGGGCGGTTCTAAACGAAGACGAATCTGCACTAATGATTGACTTTGACAGAGAAGCGGAGGCGCGAAAGTGGTGGGATGAACACCCCTCAGTTCATAAGAATCATCATCTCGGCACTTTGGATGTCTATCAGCCGTATTCAGAATTGATCGATGCGGCAATGAGAGTTGTTGAGCAAATGCGGCAGCGGGGCCACGAAGTGCAAATCCAAGGTGGCGCAAACGGAGGAGGATGGTCCGTCACGTTTGAACCCGATTCGCAAAGACGCGCTACTAGCGCCGGACCATCGCTTCCCGATGTTATTTGCAGGGCGGCACGTCAGGCGCTTTTGAAATGAGCAGAAAAGATAAAGGAACCGGTTGGCCAAACATCCAGCGAGGCCGCAATCTACCTAACGGAATCTCTTACCAATGCTCTATAGGAAGATGCCAAGATTGTGCAGCTTTACGCTGTCAGCATGATTGTGGACATGGAACAGAGCCTGCCGGTAACGTTTTGCCATCTAAAGTCATACAAAGCAGGGAAGGGGCGAACTGATACGCAATAACCCATCCAGACCGTGCTGTGGGCCTGAACATGGCGTAAGCCACGCGGGATCGAAGCGGCACGCGAGGAAATAACCAGCCAAGCAGTTCAGCCCTTTCTGTCCTCCTAAAATAATCCACCCAAGACTGTAGACAGAGCTATATAGACGTGCTATCATGGCTCATCTTGAAACGGAACAAAACAGGGGATATGCCTACTAACCCAACCGCACTGAAAGCTGAAAGAGACGCGCTGCTAAACCAGATAATGGAACTACGCGGGTTGTACGGTTCCATATTCAGAATCAAGAGCACTGGCGACATCAAGCATCCGCTCAGGGGTGAAATTGATTACGACGCGAAGGCCGCGTTTGAGTCGGTTCTGTTTCAGATACATGGAGGGAGTGACGCGTGAGATTAACAGGCCCAACAATTAAGCGGATTTCCGCTGGGTACTATGAAGCGCGATTCCCAGTAACCCTTATTGCTGATGGTAAGAAAACCACCGTCACCGCGCACGCGGAGATGATCAAAACGTGAGGATGGTAGCGGATGGTCCTACACGTTGAAGGCACCGTGGAAGGGTTTCGTGGTGTACTTATCAGCGCATGAAGACGTGTACCACGCAAAGTCGCACATAGTAGAGTTCTTCCATGAAGACCGCTCACGCTACTGGGAATACTTGACTAATCACGGGCTAAACTCATGGTGTCTGTCAAGCCGGAGATAAAAAAAACAGACCAGCTTCCACGCTCTCGCTGGAGATACATGGAAAGGGAATCATCTGATTAATGGCTTCGACTCTAAAACAACTTACTTGCCTGCGTTGCGGGGCTCAATGGTGGCCTAAATCCGAAAAGAAACCTGAGCGATGCGCTAAGTGCAATTCGCCATACTATGATCGTCCACGCAGATCCAAGGCCGCAACTAACGCCGAAGCCCTCAACAACTGGCGAGCAAAACGCAAGCCACTTCCTAAACCTAAAGACAGGGAGAAGAAATGAAGATTTACGACTTACGTAGCAACTGCACCCATTGTTGGCATGCTCATCGTGGCCCTATTTCCATGGTGATCCCTGATGGTCACATCGTTCAAGAATGCTGTAAGTGTCACGCTCACAGAACGGCCCACGCAGATCATGCACACTCCTAAACCTAAAGATCGTCCTAAAGGATAAGATTCGCCATGACTGATACAGCAGCAACAGAGAGGCGGGAACTGGAGCGGTGTCCGTTCTGTGGAGCAACGCGAGTTGAGAACTGGAAGTCGCGACCGCCTGATCGGGCTTATGACGTTTGGTGTGTTTTCTGTCATGCGTGCTTATGCGAAGGGCCAGAAGCGCTGGATGAAGTTACATCAGCAAGGCTATGGAACACCCGCGTCAACTCTCACGCCGCACTGGAAGCGGAAAGAGATGCGCTGGCCCAACATCTTCGTGCGGTCGCGTCCATGCTGAAAGAAACCGCGTTCTCCTATCATGTTGAAGCGGACCATAAGCCCGCGTTTGCCGTTTGCGCCAACGTCTTCTGCTCACAGGCTTGCTACACATGGGACAAGTTGAACGAGAAACCAGCACTCGGAGAAACGAAATGAGCAGCACGAGAGAAGTGGCTGAGGGGATGGGCGTACGTACACTTAAACCGCAAGAGCCACCTGCTAGTTGGTCTATGAAATTCTGTACAGGCTGTGGGCGAAACGACCTAGTCAGGTCTCTGTCAGACCGACACTATTGGAGCGGCGAGCGATGCGAGGGAACTATAGTCACGGTGCGGTATCAGCGTGTTGACGGCAACGAGCGCGAAGCTGAAAGGCGGTGACAAATGAGAACGAACCGAGCTGTCAAAGACTGCGCTGAGTGGTTGTCCTATTGCTTGTCAATCGGCTGGCCCAAGTCTGCGCTGGATCGCTTAGAGGCGTTGTGGTGGGAATACCATGACGACTTCGGCAACCTGAAAGGCAACGTCCATGACTAACGAGCATCAACCAGTGGAGCGGATGAATTCCAGACTGGCAGAATTGAAGCGTCGGTTCATCGTGCCGAACGACGCGATTGTCGATCTAGTGAAGCAACGCCACAGGACCAGCGTATTTGTTCACTTTTACTGTCCGTACTCTCCGTGTTGCTCGCAATGCGTTGGTATCTTCACCTTTCGCGAACTAATGGGCCATCTGCGGCGGGTTCATCATCATGGCGCGGAGCGAATTAAACAACTGGTAAAGAAGGGACTGCCAAAGGTTCCAGCGAGGGCACATTCATGAACGAGAAAGTACAACCAGTGGAGCGTAGAGTGGCGGAGATTCGAGGGCGGCTGAGTGCGTTTTTAGCTGGTAACGAGGACTACGTATTGATTGCGCGCCACTTCAAGGACACTTCCAAAGACAGGGACATTACTGGCGACGTGGAAGACCTTTTATCTCTGGTCCACCAGCCACCCGTGAGTGGGTGGTGCGAGGAATGCTGCGGTCACGACTTGAAATGGCGCGACGAGCGCGGCGAATGTAACTATGCCGCTAATCCTGATCACCTTCCCCGCGGGCATCGCTGCGTCATTCCGGCCACCGGCGCAACCACTGAACGTGAAGAGGCCAAGGCAAGTATAGACCATGAGAATCGCACTCGGTTCATGGAACATTTTTGGATGAAGGTTGAGCCGCACTACATAAGGAAACACGGACACCCACCACCGGAACAAAGCGCCCTATGGGAACTGTTACAGTTTGTCGTCAACACTCTCGAACCCATTGCAGCCACTGACCCAAGATGCTCCATCTGTGGCTTAACACAACACGGTTTCAAGGAAGACCAGGACCATGAGTTCGTTGCAACCACTGGCACAAGCGTTGGAGAGCAGCCAGATGTTTGCTGGCACTGCAAGGTAGTGTTAAGTCACGTACCTAAGCCACGCTGTGAAGACTGTCCTGAAGAGTGCGACGTGGAAGGATGCGAAGCGGACGGATGCACCACTGCACCCGCAGCCAAAGATGGACGATCGGGATTCAAGTGTCTCTGGCCCAATGCACCGCACACAGCATTTTGCGACGGGAGTCAACACGGCGACGCAGCAACGACAGGAGAGACCGCGCAGTTCGATCGTGACTTTGAAGCGTGGCAGGAGAAGATGAAAGCCAACATTGAACGAACGGAGCAGTCAGAAATCTTAACCGCCGAAGACTACAATATACGCATTAACGCACGCGACGACGATCCGCCAAGCACCATCGCTCCCGGTGAAGGGGCAAAGGAAGTTGACGGTGCGCGTCGCTGTGGTTTCTGTCTTAAGTCGGAACGCGAAGTAGAAACACTTGTCAAAGCTTACGTCTACATCTGCAACGAATGCCAGGCACTCTCACCAACTGAGCCAACGCAGGCAGGGGTGGAAGCCGACTTGATTAGCCGCAAGGCCGCTATCGAAATCGCTCAAGCGCGGCTTAAGGATGTCCCTGATACTGTTGACTTGGAAGCTGACCGGAGTCTCTTTGCTGCTGGTTATCTTGCCGCTGCGGGAAGTATCAAAGCCGCGCTTGAACGTGCTGCGCCTGCTGAGGCTGGAGAAGTAGAGCGGCTTTCCGGTTTAGCCGAAAGCCAGCGATTAAGTCACCAGGAGGATAGTTCGATGACCAAAGATTACGATGGCTTTAGAGCAGGTATGTTACGAGCGGCAGAGATGGCGCGGAATGAATTTAAGCGCGCGCCAGAAGCAGCGAAGGGCGACGACTGTGTATGGATGGGCGGCTACGAATCTGCCTGTGATCACCTGTCAGTCGTAATCGCACAAGCCGCAGTTATTGATTCCGTTCGCATCGCGGGAGCGCAACCTGATTGGCAGTATCACATTGCACTATTGCTGCCCGATGGAGGAGTTGATGATCAGGCGTTGCTAAAGATTTATCAAGTAGTAGAGCACGAACTACGAGTGGCCCACTCCACCACCATTCAATCATGCATTGATATAGTAAATAGAGCTTCAGTAATTCCCTTTGATGAAGTTCCTTATGTAAGTAGAGATGAAGTGCTGGAGAGGTTGGAAGCGCTGGTGAAAGGAGAAGGAGAGGATGGGCCAAATGTTGAGAGTTAGATTCAAGGCCAACTACGACGATCCGCGACCGATTACGTGGCCCGTCGCATACCCGTTCTGGATAAGCGGCTCAGGTGATGGTTACTCCACTGTAATCTCCTACGCGGACAGTGAGGATTACATCATTGAGCATTGGCCCGAGGCGCGTGATCTAGACGTTGAGGAAGTTGATAGCTATGTGTTCACTGACAGGTTTCCAAAGCCGGAGTGGTTCACGCAGCAACCGGACGGAGGTGAAGTGAATGGCTGA